TCTTCACGGGGGATGTCTCAGGCGTTCCTGCAATCCCTGTAGCTTCCGACTTCGCTTCTCTCTATGACGGAGGTTCTGGTTCTACTGTACGTCTGCCTTCCGTGCGAGAGTTCCCTGCGATTGGTAATGCCGCCAATATCACCAACGTACCAGTCTACGGACAACTGCAAAGTTCTCAGGTAGCTGGTCAGTCCGATGCTCCGACAATGGACTTCACTATTAACTATGTTGCTACGGACATGACTGCTATTCATGCGCTGGAGAAACAAGAAGTGGCCTTCCGCTTTATGATGACTAACGCTTCGACGAGTGTCGCTGTCGGTGCCGGTACCACGATTGCTGCAGAAAATACCGAATGGTATTGGCTCGGTAAAATTGAATCGATCCAAGTCTCCGCCTCGTTGACTGATGCTACCACAGCTGTAGTTTCCGTTACGATTCAAGGTGACTTTGTTGGTCCCGCAACTGTTGCCGCTGCGTAATAGATAGGGGACGTTAAAGAGGGAGGGATCTTAGGGTCCTTCCCACTAATAAGGAAAGAATATGAGTAATCCTAGTTTTAGTCGGAAGTATGTGATGAGTGTCACCTTCCAGCATATGAAGCGTGCTGTTGATATCAGTATTGATAAAACGATTAGCCGTCTTGATGAACTTGAAAATAGTGATTTTGGTGCAGAGGTGATGACGACTCTCTCTCAACTACATGCTATTAAACGAACCCTGAATCAGTATGTGGAAAGTAATCCACAGATGTTTGAATAAATTATTGGAGTATTAGACTTATGAAAAATCTTATCGGAAAGAAAGTGGAAAAAGAAGTTCCTTTTTGTGGTGAAACAGTCACAATTAAGAAACTCTCGGTTTCTGAAGTTTATGAAGTACAGAGGCTTGTAACCCCACCTGAGCCTGTTAAAGGTTCGAAGACACCTGTAGAACCTATGGATCCTATGAAGATCGTTAATGGGATTCTACGTATCGGTGTTAATGATGCTGAAAACTTGACAGATGAAGAATTTGCAGGGTTCCCCCTTGATGAACTGAATGACCTCGCAAGTCAGGTAATGGCTTATTGTGGTTTGGCAATTGACAATGAATCCACAGACGGGGTAGATACCGAGGGAAACTAACAGACGATGAGTTGGGGATATACGACTTATGTATGATGTTAGGAATGCCAGTATATAAACTAATGGAAGAAATGCCATATCAAGAACTGGTTAATTGGTTTAAATATCTAAAAGTTAGACCTTATGGCTGGCGGGATGATTATAGAGCATTCTCTATTATGTCTAGTGTCAATATGAGTGGCTCAAAAGCTAAACCAGAGGATGTATTTGAGTCTTTACGTGCTATCTTTAAAGATCAAGAGAAGCGGAAGATTAAACTTGCTCGTGGAGCGGTACCTTCTGGCCTGATGCTTGAAAGAATGCTTACTGCCAAGGGTGGTGACGGACACAGTTTATCAGAAATTCTAAACAAAGGAGGGAACGAGTAGCCTATGTTTAATGTTGGAATGGAGATTGCTAATGTCAGTCGTGAGCTAAGGTTAGCATCACTTGAAGTCGAACTCATCGCAGAAGATGATATAAATGGGCGAATTGATTTTGCGGTCGCTCTACTGAAAAGAATTACACCTGTGAAAACAGGTTACGCTCGTAGTCGTTGGAGAAGTCATAAGAACTACTTCACACCGGGCGGGGATATTATAAACGATGCTGAGTACATCGTATTCCTCAATCAAGGGTCTAGCAAACAAGCACCAGCTTTCTTTATTGAACAAGCTTTGGCTGCTGCTAAGATCATTTAATATTATCGCCCAAGATGGTCTTTTAATCAGATTATCTTGGGCTTTTTAATTTAGAGAGGTATAATTGTATGATTGGTAATCGTGGTGTAAGAATTAAAGTTACCGCTGATACCGTAAAGGCGAGATCTGAAATCGCTAAGATGAACGGATCATTTAAGAAAATTGAGTCCAGTGCATCTAATGCAATGAGAATGATCAAGAAGACTGCCCTGACCCTTGGTGCTCTTTTCGCTGGTGGTACAGCTGCAAAAGGAATTAATAGGGCTACCGACAGCTTCACTGAAATGGAGAACTCGATTGCTCTGGTTGTTGGTCGTAATGATCAACTCAAGAAACAAATGGATGAGATTTATAGGATCTCGCTGAAGACGAAGGCTCCTGTAGCCTCGACTGCTGAAGCGTTCAGTAGAATGGGGCGTGCTCTGAAAGAGAGTGGCGCTTCTGTAGATCAAATTAATAAGGCAGTTGTTACGCTTAACAAAGCAGCAACAATATCAGGTGGTTCTGTTGAATCCCAACGTGCGGCTATGTTCCAGCTTGGCCAAGGTCTCGCTTCTGGTACAGTTCGCGGAGAAGAACTAAACTCCGTTATGGAACAGTTGCCAAGGGTAGCTCGGGCCATTTCTGATGAACTTGGTGTTAGTATTGGACAACTCCGAGATATTGCTAAAGAAGGTGAACTCACTTCTGAGGTTGTCTTCACTGCGATGCTTAATCAGGCTGAGGCTGTCAATTCCGAATTCGGGGTTATGAAGACGACTTCATCTAAGGCTATGCTCTTGCTTATTGATCAGGTCAAAAGACTGACTAGTGACCTAAGTAAGGCGTCTGGATTCACAGAAGCATTCGTAACCCGTATTACGAAACTCACTGAGTACCTTGCTGGTAATCGTGAAAGTATCGTTGCCGGATTTGAAGAAGCTCGTGAGAAGATGAAAGCCTTTATCGCAACGTTCAAGGAGATGGCTAACCTCAAAACTATTGCTGAGTTCGCTAAGAATACTTTCTCGGCAGTCAGAAGCTTAGCACAACAATATCTAGAACCTACCCTTGACTACATAAAACATTGGTCAAAAAGGATAATTAAATACTTTTTCAATATCTACGATGAAGTTATTGGTAATTCTTGGTGGACTGACACGATGGAAGAGACGTCTACTCTAGCAGATAAGCATCTAGGAGAGACAATTAAGACGATTTCAAACTTCAAGGATACAGTTGTATCTAAGTTCAGAGAAATCTACGAAAGCAGTAAAAAGGGTATCAGCTTTAATATCAAAGGTACTATCTCTGCTGCTGGAGAATTTCGTGAAACCATTATCGAAATGGTCGCTGACGGCATTAAAACTGGTATCTCTAAAATTAAAGACGTAGCACCGGTGATTCGAAAATCTCTTGAAGTGGCGATGTTGGGGGCTTTCGTTGCTGTATTTAGCACAGGGTCTATCGTAAAATCACTAAGTAAAGTGGCTAATAAAATTGGCCCCCTGCTTTGGCTTGGTCTAACAGCAGAACTCGTGAAGGCGATCGGATCTCCTTCTGTATTCGCCGGTCTCGGTTTCCTAGTTGGTGAAACTGCTGGTATATTTGTAAACTCTATTATCGAGGCATTACCCCAAATCGTTACTGGTTTGATTTCGGGTCTCGCTGGTGGTATCTATGGTTTGTTTAAAGAAGCAGGTGTGATCGGTGGTACTGCTTTCGGTGTAGCTGCTCTATTATACTTTAGTAAAGGCGCAAGAAGTGCTGTTTCTGGTATGGCGAGTGCCTTCACGGATGGTATAACCTTTGCCGCTGCTGGACCGAGTACTGGTCTACTTGGAAAGATATTTGATCCAAAACAAAGAGCTGCAGTCTTTACCGACCTTGGTAAATGGTTCCGTGGTGCCTTTTATAGCTCAATTATCAGTGCAAATATGGCGTTAAGTACCCTTGGCCTGACTTCTAAGAGACTCGCCACCATAAACTTTTCAAGACTTATCCCTTCTTTCTCGGGGATCACCAAAGCCGTTAAGAAGGCAAGAATTCAGACTATTGCACTTACCTCGGCACTACTTCTCTCAGCCTCCGTAGCCTTTGCTGGAACCGGTGGTGATGGTGGGGGTGATGGTGGGATTGCTATGGCCGCTGTTATTGGTACTATTCTTGCTGGACCTCTTATCCTTAGTGCAGTCTCTAAAGCCGCAGGAGTTATAGGTGCCAAACTTGGTATTGGTGTAGCGGGGGCGATGGTAGGTACCTTACTTACTAGTATTGGTACGGCTCTTATGGCATCTGCTGCAAGTATTGGCGCTGCATTATTGTTACCGTTTACACTAATCGCCGCTAGTATTGCTGTCGTTGGTGGTCTTGCTTACGTATTGATCTTTGGTGATGGAAATACTTTTATGGAGAAAGTAAAGAGCACACTACAGAAGGTTGGTAGACTTTTCAACCTATTTGGTGAAAATGGCTTCGAGAACCAAGAGAGAGTACGTAAAGCCTCTGCTAAACTTGCAGCTCAAGGGAGACTTGGTAGTAATCGATTTACAAATAACTCTAATGAAGATCGTTTAAATAATCTTAACTTTGGTGCCTTGAACGATAGGCAGGCGGGTCGTATTGTTGATTCAATTTCAGAGCTTGAAGCAGCATCGGATGCTTATAACCAAGAACAGCTTACCTACGGGCAAGCAAGTCTAGAAGCACAAAATAGGTTAGAAGCTGCACAAAAAGCTACTACGCGGGCTATTAAAGATGCACCGAACGACTCTAATAAAAATCTCGGAAGTGATATCGTTGATAAGATTAACGGAGGTAATGCGTTAATCCCTGCAGTTAGCCAATCGATTCAAGGAATTAGAAGTTTCTTCGACGATGTTTCAGTTTTCCTTGGTGGTGAAGTGTCCTCTAAGTCTCAATTAGAAGACACCCTCAAGAAAATGGCAGAAATCGATACGACCACACCAGAAGGACTAAGGTCTTTCGCTTCGGTAGCCGTTCTTAACAAGGATGTTATGAGTCAGATCGCATTCTTCAATAAAGATGTTGAGTCAGTACTACGTGAGATTAATGATGGTATTGTTGCACCTTCTCAGAATCTAACTGATGCATATAATAATTATTTGAATCGTATCGCAATTGAGTACAACGAATTTAGTCAAAATTTGTTCGGCCTTAGTTTAAAAGGTTTGTCAGATTATACATTTGGTAATATCTCATTGGATAATTTGAATGCGGCGAAAGATGATGAGCAAAGGCAGTTACTCATCGATAAGCACCGTAACCGAAATAGTCTTACTAACCGCGCTTTAGATAGATTTGGTTTAGGTGGTCAAGATAACCTAGCACTTGTTCAACAACAAGAGATGGTTGATATTGCTCGATTGATGAAAGATGTCTTAGCCCTAGAAGGATCTCGTGATGTTGCATTAGGAGAAAGAGCTTCGGCAGATTCCATAGAGGGGGTCATCTCTGCGGACCTCGATATTACTCGAATTAACGACGATCTGATCACCGTTACAAACGACCTTGAGAAAAGAGTTAGAGAAGCCGTTGAAAGAGGATTTGAAGCTTCTGATTT